TTACCCTAAAAGCTAAAGGTAGTTGGACTAATGCTAACTTAGTAGCAATATGTCCTGTATCACAATGGGACACAGTCTTTGCTAGTCAAGTAGATAGCGTGATAACTAACCCACCTGTACTAAGCACACCAGACCAAGCATTTAGCGTACCTAGTTAAGTTTTTATGAGCAAATTTAGACTTTGGTTGGTTAATAAAATAAACAAATTAACAAATCCGTATGCTGTACCTTTGGTATTGAAAAAAGATGACTGAGGGCGAGTTCCAGATTCATACTATGCCTGCGGTATATGTGTTAGAAACACAAATGCCAAAAGATATGATTGATAGTGTTAATGATTATATGGATGAGTATAAGCATGATAAAAACAAACAATCATTAGCTAATACTTTAGTAGGGCAAATAG